AGGTTAATCGTTATCTTCAAATGATGGATTTTTATATTAATTTCCATCTTGATGAAGAATTTAAAGAAACTGTCAAGTCTCCTATTCATGAAGACTTTTCTTACAGTTCTTTTAGTGAAGGTGAAAAGATGAGAATCGACCTTGCCCTACTCTTCACTTGGCGTGAAGTAGCGCGTGTCAAAAACTCTGTAAACACCAACCTGCTGATTATGGATGAAGTCTTCGACTCTTCTCTTGATGGATTTGGAACAGATGAGTTCCTTAAAATTATTCGTTATGTAATCAAAGACGCAAACATTTTTGTGATCTCTCACAAGACGGATATGCAAGACAAGTTTGAGAGTACAATCAAGTTTGACAAGATTAAAGGATTCTCAAAGAAAGTTTCTGATTAATATAAATACCTAAAAAAGTATTTGTAGAGATGGAGAACTTTTACGAAGAGGTATATCAATATCTTATTGAGAGAGGTATTGATGATGACGAAGCGACTGAAGTCGTCAACTATCTCTATGAGGAGAATATTCATGAGTATGGATTGCTCACTGAAAACAGAGGTAAAGCAGTTCTGAATATGCTCAGAGCAGTCGGAATGATGTCAGGTATTCTTAAGAAACCTGGTGCTAAACAGGCAGTAAAACAGGTTACAAAGAAAGTTCAGGGAACTCCTCTTCAAGGAAATCTTCTAACTAAATCAGGTAAGGCACAAAACTTTACTGGTGGAAGAACCCCATTTACTGGCACCAGTCCAGTTCCTGCTGCAAGTTCTAAACTTCCAATTAAACAAGCAGCAACCCCAGAAGTACCAGGTCAGTTGAGAATCCCTGGTATGTCTGATACCGCACAGACCCTTAGTAGAATCAGTGGCAAACCAATGGGTCCTGGTGGTCTTGGTATCACGATGTCTGGATCCACAAAGGGACTTCCACGCAGAGCACCAAGACCAGAATGGGGTCCTGGTGCAGTTCAACCTCCTGCTAGAACAGCAAGACCGTCATTGAGACCTGATGGTGTTGCACCTCAACCTGAATTTAAAGTACCATCTACACCTACTCCAACTCCTGCACCAAGAACTAATAGGCAGGCAGATGCAGTCAAGGCTCTCAAACAGACTCAACCAATGTCTGCACCTAAGGTTGATGGACCTTCTGCATTAACCATCACGAAGGATGGTAAGACTGTTTATAGCATTCCTAAAAAGGATGTTCTCACTCCTTCTCAGATGAAAGCACAGCGTACTGCTGATAAAGTGAGAGCACTTAAAGTTAGTACTGCTGTTGGTGGTGCTACTGCCGCTACTATGGGTGTCAATAAGTTAGTATCTGATGCTAATAAGGAAAGTGCTCAAAGAAATGCAGACAGGAAATCTAAACTTGCTCAACAGGAAGCAGAAACCAGAGCAGCAGATGCACCAAGACCAGAACCAACTGGTGAGCGTTCTCCCAAAGCAAACCAAGAGAAGCAAGAAAATGCGAAAAAAGAGGCAGAAAAAATCAGAAGATCAGCAGAACAATTGAGTTCTGCTGCTAAGGACTTTGATAAAACTTTTGCTTCTGCTAGAAAGGAAGGTAAGAAAGAGTTTACCTGGCGTGGTAAGAAGTACAATACCAAACTCAGGGGTGAGTGATCCACTTTTATAGGTGTCCACTGGGGGGTCTTCGGACCTCCTTTTTTTGTATAATAGGTCCATACGCAACCAAGCAATGGCCGTTTCCCACGAAATCAAATCCCAACTCGCTAAACTGCTTGCAACGGAAGACCTAGTGGTTGAGCACAAAAAAGTAGAGACCGCTTGTTTCAATGTCCACACCCGTGTATTGACTCTGCCGATGTGGGAGCGTGCAAGCGGTCAGGTGTATGATATGTTGGTGGGTCATGAAGTTGGTCACGCTCTCTACACCCCTGACCGTAACTGGTTGCAAGAGATTAGAATTCCTCCACAGTTTGTGAACGTTGTGGAAGATGTCCGCATTGAAAAACTGATGAAGCGTCGTTACGCTGGCATCTCCAAGACTTTCTACCGTGGTTATCAGGAACTTGCTGATGAAGATTTCTTTCAGATTGCTGATGAAGATGTCAATAATATGAACCTTGCCGACAAGGCAAACCTGTACTTCAAGATTGGCAACTTTACTGATATTGAGTTTAGTTCTCAGGAAAGCGTCTTGATTGATAAGATTGCAAATACTGAAACTTTTGACGATGTTCTGAAAGTTTCTCAGGAACTTTATGAGTTCTGTAAGCGTCAGGAAGAAATGAAAACCAAAGTTGATGACCTACAAATGCAAGGTGGTCAAGGTGGTGGAGGTGATATTGCGGAAGTTCCTCAACAGCAAAGTGAAGGAATGGAAGAAGGTGATGATTCACAACCTACTCAGCAAGAAACAGATCCTTGGGATTCTGAAGAACCCGAAGATGGTGAATCTTATGGTGGCACAGAAAATGATGCCGAACCAGAAGTTTCTACGATGAACAATCTGGAAGAAGCAATCAAGCAACTTGCTTCTATGGATGGTATGGAGAATATCTATGTCGAACTTCCCAAACTTGATCTGAAAAAGTGTGTCGTTGATAACGAAGAAATCCATGAACGATTTGCTGAATGGGATGAGTGGATGGAAAATCATGGTCTGGATGGAAGGGAAGTCTTCTATCACATCGACACTGACTTTGCAAAGTTTAAGCGTTCTTCCCAGAAAGAAGTCAACTATCTGGTGAAAGAGTTTGAATGTAAGAAAGCAGCAGACTCTTATGCCCGTGCTACTACTGCTCGCACTGGTGTGTTGGATTGCTCCAAACTGCATACTTACAAGTACAATGAAGATCTCTTTAAGAAAGTTACCACTCTTGCTGATGGTAAGAATCATGGTCTGATCTTTGTTCTGGATTGGTCTGGTTCAATGGGCACGGTAATGATGGATACTCTCAAGCAACTCTTTAACCTGATGTGGTTTTGTAAGAAAGTAAACATTCCCTTTGAGGTTTATGCTTTCACCAATGAGTATCCCAAGGTTCATTATTCTGAGGATGGTAGTGCAGAACTAAAGAATCTTGCATATGAAAAGCGTGAAGGTCTGGTTGTTGTAAATGAGTGGTTTTCTATGATGAATATTTTTACCAGTAAAACTAAGATCAAGGTTCTTGAACAGCAGATGAAAAACTTCTTCCGTCTTGCTTGGACTTTCAACCACTGGGCAAATATTCCTACTCCTACTGGTCTGGGTCTGTCTGGAACTCCTCTCAATGAAGCATTCATTTCTCTACATCAGATCATCCCTCAGTTCAAACAAGAAAACAAGATTCAAAAAGTTCAGTGTGTTGTTCTTAGTGATGGTGAAGCTGGTGGTATGAAGTATCATCGTGAAGTTCAGCGTCGTTGGGAAGATGGTCCTTTCCTTGGTGTTGGTTCTCTCGGATACAATTCTTTCCTGAGGAATCGTAAAACTGGAAAGACTTACTCTATGGATTGTGAGTGGTGGGAGATGACAGACATCTTTATCAAAGATATTCGTGATAGTTTTCCTGATGTGAACTTCATCGGTATTCGTATTCTTGAATCTCGTGATGCTAACAGTTTCATTCGTCGTTATTGTGGTTGGACTTCTCAGAAGACTGAAAAGACTATGAAGACTTGGAAAAAAGAACGTGCGTTTGCACTTTATGATTCTGGATATCACACTTACTTTGCTATTTCTGCACACTCCCTTTCCAATAGTTCTGAGTTTGATGTTGATGAAGGTGCAACCAAAGCAAAAATTAAATCTGCTTTTGCCAAGAGTTTGAAAAATAAGAAGATGAATAAGAAAGTTCTTGGGGAATTTGTTGAACTAATCGCTTGAATAAATAAGTGTATAGAAAAACTGTCTAGCGATGAAACCTTCCCCAAAGAAATTAAAAGAGACAAAAGAAATCTATGAAAAGGTTGTAACACACCTCATTGAGGAAGGTTACGCATCCGATTCTGATTCCGCAGATTCCATCATTCAAGGAATGAGTGAACAGTGGTTTGCACTTATTACTGAGGAATGAAGATGAATAGAATTACTTCTAAACAAGTAGTTTCTATGATGGAAGCAGTTGCTCAGGTCTATGAGCAACCAGAAAATCTTTTGGAATTTGAAACTGACGAAGATATAGAAGCGCAGTTTAGGCAAGATGCAGAAAGAAAAAAGAAGCAAGAAGCCGAACGTCTGAGAAAAGCCAAAGAGAGAGAAGCTGCTGATAGAGCAGCGGGCAGAGCATCGGAGGTGAAAACCAAAGATGGAGTTGATGTCCGCTATACACGCCAATCTGATGGAAGTACCCGTCGCGATGGTGAGGTAGCTACTCTCAATGGAAAACCTGTTCGTTGGAGAGTAGATAGAACTGGAAAGGGATCTTGGAGAGACACTCAAGGTAACGTTGTATCTACATCAACAACAACTCCTACAACCACCACACCAACTACAACAACTCCTACAACCACCACACCAACTACAACAACTCCTACAACCACCACACCAACTACACCAAAACCCCAACTTACTGACCAACAGAAAGTTAGAGCAGAGTATGACCGCCTGAGAAATTCCAAAGATCCAAAGGAACGTGCTCAGGCTGTTACATACGGCAAGCAAATGGCAGCAGCAGGTGCTTCTAATAGAAATTTCTCTGGATATCAATCTGCTGCCGATGCCAAGAAGAATCTCCCTGCACCAGCACAGAGATCTTCTATCGCTGATAGATTGCAAGCAATTCGTGATATGCGAGCAGCAGCACAATCTCGTATTGCTGCACAGGGTGGTACACCCGCAACTTCTGCGGCAAAACCAAAACCAAAAGTCGCTCCCCCACCAGTTCCCAGTACAACTGGTACAAGCACATCCCCAACTACTAGACAACCACTTAAAAACGGAGATCCCATGGAACGTATGACAGGAAAGGGAGCACAGTCCCTTAGAGAAGCTTATTCAAATGTTTATGAAGAAAGAACTGAAGAAAAAGTGATTGATGAAGGTATTTTGGATGCCATCAAGAAAGTTGGTAAAGCAGTTCTTGGACCTGCTGATCAATCACCAGAAGCAGAAGCAGCAAGAATGGGTGCTCGCAGACCAAAGACTGAACTTCAGAAGAAGGTTGCAGAAAAAACTGCTGAGGTTCTGAAAAAAGAAGATGTAGACCTCTTCGATATCATCAAGGGTCACTTGATTGAAGAGGGTCTCACCGAAGAGGAAGCACTTGCTAAGATGCTTGACCTCACCGATGAGGAAAGAACCGAAATTATTGAAGGTTCTTGTGGTTCCATGAAAAAGAAAAAAAAGTCTAAAAAAGGAGGCTATTGAAAATGTCTAAATTTGGAGATTTAATTAGAGGCGGTGGAGCACCTGCTCCCGAACCCGTTGTAGAAGAAGTTCTTATTACTCCTGAGGAAGAGGTCCTTACTGAGGCAAGTCCTTTGGAAGATATGACCAAGAAAGAACTTGAAGAGTATGGAAGAACTAAGGGTATTGAACTCGATAGACGCCGTAGCAAGGAAACTCTGATTGAGGAACTTAAAGAGGCAGAGGGTGAGTGATCCAGTTTTACAACTGTCCACTGGGGTGCTTCGGCACCCCTTTTTTCTTGTATAATTACCTCAGTTAAAACAAACGACTTAATGACCATCTCCGCCGACTACATCCGCACTTCTCTTCAAGCAGTGTACGGCGAGTCTGTGACTGCCGCCGACATCCGTGCCTGGTGTGCAATGAACGGTGCTAATTATCAAACTGTAACTAAGAAAATTGATGAATACAAGACTGGTCGTGGTAAGTGGAACCTGACTATTCAAGAAAAACTTGAACAGACTTATCAGGCACCTCCTGCTATGCCTGTTATCGAACAAAACCTCATTCCTCAGAAAGATGATTCCTTCGTCAAGTTTGGCAATTTCTCAGATATTAAAAAAATTATTGAGTCCCGTGTTTTTTATCCATCGTTCATTACTGGTCTTTCTGGAAACGGTAAAACTTTCTCCGTTGAGCAAGCTTGTGCAGCGTTGGGTCGGGAACTGATTCGTGTAAACATTACTATTGAGACTGATGAAGATGATCTCATTGGTGGATTCCGTCTTGTCAATGGTGAAACCGTTTGGCACAATGGTCCAGTCATCGAAGCCTTGGAGCGCGGTGCGATTCTACTGCTTGACGAGATTGACTTGGCTTCCAACAAGATTCTTTGCCTTCAATCGATCCTCGAAGGAAAAGGTGTCTTCCTGAAGAAGATTGGTCGTTTTGTCAAACCCGCTGCTGGTTTCAACGTGATTGCAACTGCAAACACCAAGGGTAAGGGTTCTGATGATGGACGCTTTATCGGCACCAATGTTCTCAATGAGGCATTCCTGGAGCGTTTCCCTGTGACCTTTGAGCAGGAGTATCCCACCGCTGCCAATGAGTACAAGATTCTCTATAAAGTTGCTGCTTCTATTGGAGCATTTAAGGAAACTGCTGATCTTGATTTCCTGAAGCGTCTCTGTGATTGGGCAGACATTATCCGCAAAACCTTCTACGAT